GCGGATATAAACTGAAGAAAAATCCAGCCATATCATACAATGGATACCGGCTGGGAATAACCGGAGCGGCGTGGGTGAAGAATAGCAAGAGAGGGATACACATTGTTCACGCTGAATAGTTATCCGGTAAAAGTAGAGCCGGCTGTACAGCCGGCTCTACTCAAAACAAAGGAGCAGTGTTGTAGAACTGATGCAAAATATCAGTGTGATGTATTTATACTGCGAACTGGAGAAGATGTCAAGAGCGTCATTAAAACAGGTATCTTTGCTCAAATAGAGAATGTATATATATTACCAATGGAGAGAGGAGGTGAATATGAAGCCAAAACAAAGCACTCGCAAGCGGTTCTCAATCGTGTGGTATCTTCTGGTGGATGCGGAGCTGAATCATTTTATGAAAGATATGATGAAGAGCACTGGAGAGAGCCGGAACAATATAGTGCGGAGGATGGTGAGAAAAACAGAGGAGTTTCAGCGGTGGAAATACCGCAAATAAGGAGGTCAGAATGAAGATGCAGAAAATCAGTGCGAGTGGAATAAGGTGCTGGAAAGAATGCCGGAGAAAATACCATTTCATTTACAACGAAAATCTGAGACCACAGGTGACGGCTCCGGCATTTAGATTTGGGTCACTTGTTCATACCGGATTGGCTCAGATACTTCAGTGGGCAAGTGCGGATGAATTACACGGAATGCCAACAGTGGGAGAGATAAAAACCGTGCTGGAAAAGCACGATGATGGGGAGCCGGTGGATGCGGTGGAGTTGTACAAAGCGGTTCATTGCTTAGAGCGGTGGTGTTTTCATTATCCAATCGGTGCCCATAAAATACTGGCAATAGAGGAGTATTTTGAGGTGCCTATTGGACACGGCAGACGGCTGCGAGGGTACATTGATGCTATCGTGGAGGATACAGCCACTGGTGAACAGTGGGTGTTGGAGCATAAGACGGCTGCGAGGTTTGATGAGCGGTATATGACCAGACTACTCCGTGATGACCAAGCCACCGCATATATCGTGGGTGCGAATAAGAGCGGATATAATGTGAAGGGAGTTATGTATAATATTCTGCTCAAACCCAGTATCAGACAGAAAAAATCAGAAAACAGAGAGGAGTATATTGAGAGAATAAAACAGTGGTATCACGAGACAAACCGCATTGTAATTCATAATGTTTACAGGGATGCGGAACAGCAGGAGATTTGGCTGGCTGAAATAGAGGCAGTAATGGCTGATATAAGGCACGCAAAATATAAGCAGAATTATTATCCCAACGCCAGTGCGTGTTCCATTTACGACTGTGCTTTTGATAGCATATGCTTAGAGGATACACCAGAGGTGCGAGAGGGTAATTTCACAGAGAGGACAGGCAGATGAAAATAGAGAAAACAAATGAGATAGCAGCAAAGGGAATAACTGTATTGCTGTATGGGGATAGTGGTGTTGGAAAGACAAGCACCGCCGGTACATTAGACAATCCACTATTGATTGATATAGAGGGGGGGGTGGCGTGCCTCCAGCATAAAGATATAGATACGGTACGCATTCATTCAGACCTTTCAAATATCAAAGATATATTTGATGAAATCAGTACAATAGAGGGGTATGGAGCGGTGATGTTTGATTCAGCAACGGAACTGGAGAAGTTTATGCTGATAGAACTCGCAAAGCGGAGCAGGAATGAGGGTATGCCGACACTCCAAGATTATGGCATTGTCTCTTTCCGGATGCGTGATTATATGCGGCGGCTCCGAGACCTCAGAGAGACCGGAATGGATGTTATTGTTACAGCACTTGAAATGCCGCTGGAACTGGAACAGGGTGATGGAGTTATCCGAACACGAGCATATCCAATGATGGGCAGGAGATTAGCACCAGAGATATGCGGACTGTTTGACATCGTGGGGCATATGGAAGTCAGTACAAAGAAAGGTCACGAGGGTGAGCGGTTCATCCGGCTCCAACCCACTGAACAGATAGTAGCAAAGAACCGGTATAATGAGGACAGATATTGCACCGCAGATTTGGGAGCGTTATTTGAAAAAATCAGAACTGAAAGTGAGGGTAAATAATGCCATACGAATATGACGGAACCTATGACCCAGAGAGTAAAACATTTGCTATACCTCCGGTTGGGAAAGTGAGAGTGCGAATAGAGGAGGCAACAGAAGAGGTATCTGCGAATGGTAATGATATGATGGTACTGGTATGTAAGGTGTTAGATGGTGCTGGCAAAGGTTCGCACCTATGGGAATACATTGTATATAATCAGTTTGCCCAGCGTACTTTTGGGAGCATTATGAATGCCTGTGGACTGGCTGTGAATGTTAAGCGTAATATCAAACCGGAACTGTTTGTAAACAGAGAGGCAGTGGTACAGATTAAGCACGAAACATATAATGAAAATAAGCGTGCTAAAATTGCCTATTGGGTATTCAGTGAAACACCTCCGGAACCGGAGAACACGCAGGAGGTTCCAACGCCGCCGGCTGATGATGATGTGCCGTTCTAATTAACATTCAAACAGGAGGTGGGCATATGCTCACCTCCGGAAAACAGAGGAGAATATTATGGCATTGAGTTGGATTAGAAGAGCAAACGCAAAGGAGCGGTCACCGGAGCATTGCGGTATCTGCGATGAATGGGTGCGAGAGTGCGAAGATAGATATGACCCAGAAGATGATGACACACTCCGGTGGTGTGAGGAAATATGGGATTGGGTATGTAGAAGTTGTTGCCGCTCCTGTGAGGCAGACCTTAAAGCAGACACCGGTTCTGATAACTGCGAACTTCTGATATGGGCAGCAGAAGAGGAGAACAAAAATGAGTAGTGAAGAGAGCACTCCAGAACTCCGGACAATAGAGAAGTTACTGGAAATAATAGTGCCGCATAAACTCGCAGAACTTCTGGTGTGGCAGGAGCGGAAAATCATCAGAGGTGAAAAGGCAGAGAAGAGACTGATAACAGTCACTGACCAGATAAACAAAGAGAGGAGCGGAAAATGATAATGATAAAAGCAAGAAAAATGATAACATCAAGAGCAGGATTTGTATATGAAATACTGCTGGAGCGTGAGGGTGAATGGATTAGTGCGTGGGACTTGGCTAAGTATATACACTCATTATCCATAGCCACGGTGGTCAGCCAAGCCAGACTGAAATGCGGAGCCGGTGAGAGAATAGAGAACAAACTGGTACACAAGAAAAATAATGTCAAGCACTCATTTTACCGGCTGGTGAAATAGTGAGTGATATCCGGCAGTGGTATCCCATCTATGCTATTGACTGGATGACTTCTCTTCAACTCCGGTTATGCTCTGTTGCTGCCAGAGGTTTGCTCATAGACCTTATGTGTTTATCGTGGGTGCGGAAAACAGCCGGCAGAATAGATATGCCTCACGAGGATATTGCGGCATACCTCCGGTTGGATTTGGAGGTGTTTAATAATCTTCTCGCAGAACTCTTAGAGCGTGGCAGGGTGATGGAGGAGGGTACATTGTTTCACGGTTCCGGTTCTATTGTTATTCCACGGCTGGTAGAGATTGGAGAGGAGCAGACCGGAAAGCATAACAAGAGAGTTAATGCTGGGAAAGCACGGCACACCAAGAACACCCCAGAAACAGTGGAGACTGCCAAAACACAGCCCAGCCATACTAAAACACCCCAGAAGAGTAAAACTGCCATAGGAGTGTCCTATGGTGCTGTATTTGCCAAATTCTGGGAGGTGTATCCACGCAAGATAGGCAAACGGAAAGCAGCACAGGTGTGGAACCGGATGAAACTGGATACCATTGCACCAATAATAATGGAAGCGGTGGAGAGGTGGAAACAGACTGACCAGTGGACTAAGGACGGAGGGGCATTTGTACCTCACCCCAGCACGTGGCTGAATAGAGGTGGCTGGGAAGATGAGACAGACATACAGACCGGCTCCAAAACCTCCGGAGCGGAACAGACCGGAGCGGTGTATGTACGAGATAGCAAAGGCAAAGTGAATTATCATATATTCAGAGGTGAGGACTGGGAACAAAAAATGAACCGGTATATCAGCAGGAATAAACTCACTGCCACGAGTAAATGCGGTGGACTGACTATATACCAGAAAGAGGAGAGCAAATGAAGAAAATCCAAGTGAAGCGGTATGAGTTTGATGAGGTGCATATTGCAGAATACAACCCACGAGACATTTCACGAGAGGAGTTGGACAAACTCAAGGAAAGTATCAGCACCTACGGACTGGTGCAACCGATTATCGTGAATACCAAAACAATGAATATTGTGGGTGGAAATCAGCGAGTGTCGGCACTTTTGGAACTGGGTGAGACCGGAGCGGATATGGTGGAGATAGAACTCACAGAAGCAGAGGAGAAGTCACTGAACCTCGCACTGAATAAAATATCTGGTGACTGGGATATGAATAAACTGTCAGCACTTCTGGGTGATATATCTGACGATGATTTCATAACCGGTTTTGATGATATTGAAATAGAAGCCATCACCGGAATTGATACTGATATATCTCTGGATGACTGGGATTATGAGGATGTAGAATATTCAGATGATTTAAGTGACTCCGGTTCCGGAGGGGATATCACCGGAGATACACCGGCCAAGCGGTATGTGGTGTATGTGAGTTTCAAGGATAAAGCAAAAGCGGAACTGTTTTTGAAACACCACGGAATTAAATTTGAATTCAAGGGCAGGAACCGTGAAACAGTGATTGATGAGGATGAGTTGAATATCCCAGAATGATACACATAATTATCGGCACGGCAGGGGCAGGCAAAACATCGTGGGTGCGTGAGCGTTGGATGTCTGTCCCTGTCGTATTATACACGGAACCTTTCAAACACACGGTAGCAGGCACTAAAACAGTGTTATTGGGTGACTATATCATAGACCGGAGGTGTCAGGGCACGGATACACTCCACTATGCTATCGCACCGGATATACGCCAGTGGCTAAGCGAGAATTATAATCAGTGGGATAATATCATTATGGAGGGTGACCGGATAACTAATGACAAGATGTTTCAGTGGCTATTCCGGAGCGGTTTTGATATTTGTCTATATCTTGTATATTGTCCACTGCGAGAATGTGTGAAGCGGCTCCGTGCCGCCGGCTCCCAAATGACGGTTCCGCACATTAAGCGAACTGCCACAAAATCAACACGACTGTACACGCAATATGCGAGCCGGTTTTCACGAAGTAAAATCATAGACCGGAGGTAAATTGAAATCAGATTTCATCATCACTGATACACCCATAGAGGTACACAGCGGAATAACAGTCAAGCGTGAGGATATGTGCTGTCCAAAACCGGCTCCATCATTCAGTAAGGTGCGAGGTATTGCCGCTCATCTGGAGAAGAGGAAAGAGGAGTACATTGGGGTGCTGGATACCTTTCACTCAAAAGCCGGCTGGGGTGTTTCTTATGTATGCCAAAAAATGAACCGGAAAGCAGTGGTGTTCTATCCTGTGTATAAGGGTTCACCGGAACTACAGGAACAGCAGGAAAGAGCAGAGAAACTGGGAGCGGTTCTGATACCGCTGCCGGCTGGCCGCTCTGCTATACTCTATCACCGTGCCAAAAAAATATTAGCAGAGCGGTTCCGGTATAGTTATATGCTGCCCAACGCATTGAAGTTATCCGAGACAGTGGCAGGAACCTGTACAGAGGTGCTGCGTATGCCACTAAAGTATTTCACCGATTATATCTGGGTGGTGTCTATATCTTCTGGCACTATAGGTGCTGGCGTACTGCGTGGCTTGACAATGCGGAAAGCCACCGGCAGAATTATCTTTCATATGGGGTATTCACGGAGCCGAGAATCAGCACGGCAGTATATACTCCGGCAGTGTGGGTTGAAACCTCCGGAGCGGTTGAGAATATCTTTCATAGATGAGAAGTACAATTACAAGGATGCGGTGGATTTTGAATGTCCATTTCCGTGCAATGAATACTACGATTTGAAAGCGTGGAAGTGGCTGTGTGAAAATAAAATAGCAGAGAGGGCAAAAATAATGTTTTGGAATATTGGAGAGTGATATGAAGAAAATAGAACCGATGGGCAACGAATTAGTGCCCAAACATAAAGGCGGTATTGACGAGAATGGCAGGGAATATCAGTGGTGGGATATAGGTATGCTCCAGAGTGCATCACCGGAAAACCGGCGGCGGATGAAGGTATATATGAAGCCAACACCCCACGTGATACTTGACCAGAATATTCCATTGCGAGGATGGTATAAGGGAAAGACAGAACCGGAGGGCGTGAGACCCAGACCGTGCTATACAGAGGCACTGCTCACTCAGCCATATGGCGGCACCTGTTCTACTCGCTGTGCTTTCTGTTATGTCAACAATGGTGTGCGAGGGTATCGCAGTCAAGGGGTTGGAGTGGTTGACCCCCAATATCCGGATAAGGTACGCAAACAATTATCGCAGATGAGAACTGCCTCCGGAGCGTATATTTCATCATTCACGGAGCCATTTCAAGAACTGGAAGCGGTGTATCATAATACACAGAGATTATCGCAGGTATTCATCAGAGCCGGTTTGCCTATCTTCTATTTGTCAAGAAGAGTACCGCCGGCGTGGGCTATGGAGTATTTGACCAAGAACCCATATTCATATATGCAATTCAGTATTAACACGCAGAGGAGTGATGTATGGAGTAAAATATCACCATTCGCATCACCGCTGGAAGATATATTGAAAGCGGTGGAAGATTATTCCAGAGCCGGTATATATGTGAGCGTGCAGGTGAACCCGATAATTGCCGGAATAGTTACTGTAGAAGATATAGAGGAGTTAATACAGATGTTAGCAGAGAGGGGAGCAAATCACCTCATATTCAAACACGTGGAAATAGTATCATCAACCGTGAAGCCACTGGTGAAGAAAATGAAAGCATTGTTTCCAGAGCGTGGGAAGATTTTTGAGGGGCTGTTTACAGAAACTATCGGACACATCCGGACAATTAAAGAGGCGTACAGGATACAGGCATTGAACAGATACAGTGCGGCGTGCCGGAGGGCTGATGTCACTATGTCTCTGTGTTATGAATATAGGTATGAGAGAGATAAGAGCGGAAACATCACGGATAAGACTGGAGTAAGTTTAGCACCAAACTATACCACGAGTGACCAGTGCCACGGCAGGAGGGTTCCGGTATATACTCGCAAAAGCACTAAAGATAGATGGCAACCGGTGTTAGAATGTGACCCAGCCGGCTGTCTCTATTGCGTTGATAACAACGGCAGAGCACTCTGCGGAAACAAAAGAATGGGTGAAGCCAATGCGTTAACACCAGCAGATTTGACAAAATGCGTAAAATGAAATACAAACCTGTGGAGTTTGGAAAGCGTCTCATCATAACCGGAGACCTTGACCCAGTGTACAATATGCTCCACGGTTCCGGACTGTCGTGGGAATATAAAGCACGGTGGTGCCTTGCGTATTGGTATTATTATCACGTGGGCATAGCAGCGGCCATTGCCGACTACGATGACCCCAATGAATATTATGGAGCAATGTTAGAGATAGCAAAGCAGACCGGAGGAAAGAGAGGAGCGGAGCGGAGGCATTTCAGAGGTTCCAAAGCAGTAAGAACCGTGAATGCACTTAGCCATATCGGAACTCCGGAGGAGATAGTGCGGTGGATTTTTAAGACACAGAAGTATGAAGAGTGTTCCAAGCGTGTCCGGAGTTTACCAATGTGTGGTACTTGGATTGCGTGGAAAATCTGTGATATGGGTGAGAGGTGTTTAGGTTATCCGGTTGACTTCTCTTCTGCTTCATTGGCTATGTATCGTGACCCAAAACAAGGGGCGGCACTTCTTAAATACAGGGATTGGAAAGCACCGATAACTCCAGAGGAGGTGAAGGCAGTTTCAGATGAAATCATCAGAGAACTCTGCCTGTTCAAAGCACCTCCGGATGACTGCAGGAATATCAATATTCAAGAGAGTGAAACTGTGCTTTGTAAATTCAAATCATACTGGAAGGGTCACTACTATGTGGGCAAGGATATTCACGATATTCACGAGGCAATTGACACTTATTCCGGTGTGAATTATGAGGCATTAAAACAGGCAATTCCAGATGAACCGGAGTGTGAATGAAAACTTCAAGAAGTACCTTTTATTTATGGGATTTTCAAAAAATAAATAAAAAAAACTGGAGAAGTACAGCATATAGCAAATCTAATGAGTGGTTGAATATAAATTGTTTCACTTATGGGGTTGCTATTGACTACGGGCATAAAAAATGGCTTTATGAGCATTCTGGGGTAAATGGGAAAGAGCGGAAAGCAGAGAATGAAAACAACAAAAATCAGTGAAAATATTGACCAGAATTACTGCTCACCAAGATGGAGCGGTGAGGTGTGCGATTGCTCTATGCCGATGACATTTGATACTTATTCCGTGTGCTCATATAATTGTCTTTATTGCTTCGCATTTTTTCAGAAAGCACCAACAATGGGAACCGATTATCAAGAGCATAAAGTGTCATCTGTAAACCCAGAAAGTGTGAACCGGCTTTTGTATCTGTCTGAGGGAAAATACATTGGCAGGGTGCGGAAAGCAGATAAAGAGTTTTTGAATTATCTCCGGAACCGGAGAACATTGCAGTGGGGTGGAATGGCTGACCCACTAGACGAATTTGAAAGAACCCACGGTGTCTCACTCCGGTTATTAGAGATATTTGACCAGCACGATTATCCGCTGTCAATCTCCACAAAGGGAGTATGGTGGACACGTGACGAGAGGTATATGGAACTGGTGAGGGCACACGCACATAACTGGCACTGGAAAATATCTATCATCACCGCTGACCCAATCAAAGCCAGAGCCATTGAGGATAGAGTTGACTCACCGCAGGAGCGGTTGAAAGCAATCAAGCGGCTGGCAGATACCGGTGCCCACGTGACACTGCGGTTGAGACCTTATATTGTGGGGCTGTCTGACGACTGGAGAGACCTCATAATTGCGGCCAAGAGAGCAGGAGCGGATAGTGTCACGGTGGAATATTTTTGTTTAGAGGGGAGGGCACAGCCAGAACTCAAGGAAAGATACACAACTATGAGCAGGGTGATGGGGTATGATATGTATGAATACTATCGCACACACTCACCCAAGCAACACGGTTATATGCGGTTAAACTACGCATTAAAGGCAGATACTATTGCCGGCATAAAGGAACTCGCACACCGGCTGGGGATGAGGTTCTATTGCAGTGACGCTCATCATAAGGGAAAATCAGATTTTACCTGCTGTTGTGGAGTACCTCCGGATTGGAAAGTATCAAAGGGACAATTCACAGAAGCGTTGATGATAGCAAAACAACGGCACCGGAGGGGTGAGGAACCGCTGATGTATTGGTCTGATATATCCGGTGATGCGGCTGATATATTCCGAGAGGTAAATGCCCCAGATGCGAATGGGATGAATGTAGCACGCTCCACCTCTAAGAGCAGGGCAATTCACCGTGGCAGGAGCGTTGACCAGTGGCTACAATTCCAGTGGAACAATCCCAAGAGCGGATATTCACCGGTGCGATACTTTGGTGAACCGGTATCTGTTCACGGAATAGATGACGATGGTAATATTGTCTATATGTATCGTGAGGGCAGAGGAGAAGAGAATGGGCAGGAATAATAAGAAACAATTTGACTGGGCATTTATAGCAGAAGCGTATATCACAGGGGATGATGAGGTCACTTTTGAATATATGCGAGAGGTGTTATTGCCGCAGTCATTACCACCGGAAAAAATACCGGCTGTCTCCACTATGAGAAAACACTCCATGCTAAAGAATTGGGTGGCACAGAGGTATGAGTATCGGAACCGTGTGTCAACGGTGGCAAGAGAGAAAGCAGTACAGAAAGAGGCAGACATCTGGGTGAAGCGGCTCCGCATAGGGCAGTGGCTACAAAAGCATACTGCAGCACGATTGAAAGAGGCATTTGATGCTGGAGAAGTTACACCACAGTTAGCAATGAACTTACTCCGGTTGGGCTTGGAGATAGAGGCACAGGCCACAGGGATGCCGGACAGGACAGTGAGAATAGAGGAGGGAGGTGTTGACCGTGAAATCATCACCGCTGTTGCTTCAATTATCGGAACATCAGAAACAGAAGTTAGCAGACTGCTTGAGATTAGTGAAGAATAATGGTGGGGCACTCCTGTCTGACGAGGTGTATGCTAATCCAGCGGAATTTGTCCGGAGGTTCCTGCCCAGTGTTGAAATGCGTGATTATCAAGAGAGGATGTTGGAGGCAGTAGCCAACAACAAGCGTGTCGCAATATACGCACCCAGAGGGGTGGGCAAGACGGCACCACTGGCGTGGCTGATACACTGGTATGCTCTTACCAGAGAGAAGAGGAGACAGCAGTGGAAAATACTGACCGTGGCATCATCGTGGCTACAGTTGACGCAGTACCTCTGGCAAGAGGTTCATAAATGGAGCAGGGAACTCCAGTGGGATATCATCGGGACTGAATACGATAGCAAGCAACTTCAATTAAAATCTCTGGCGTTGGATTATGGCAAAGCGTTCTCAGCATCGTGTTCTGACCCCAATAAATTAGAGGGTGCTCACGCTGACGAGATACTGGTGCTGATAGATGAGGCAAAGGGAGTACCACCAGCCATCTGGGATGCGTTAGAGGGTATTGGAACCGCTGGCACCACGCAGTTTATCGCAGTCAGCACTCCATCTATGCCGGTGGGGAGGTTCTATGACATTTGTTCCGGAAAGAGAGGGTACACCGATTGGGCTGTACAGCGGATAACAGTGGAGGATGCTATCAGAGAGGGTTCAATGGATGAGAGGTATTTGGAGAAGAGGAAACAGCAGTGGGGTGAGGACAGTGCTGTATATCGTCAGCATATCCTTGGAGAGTTTGCTGGAGTATCTGAGGGCAGATTGATAGAGTTATCGTGGTTGGAAAGAGCGGTGAAGAGTACCGGAGGAGAAGAGCCGGTGGTGAAGCATATTGGGGTGGATGTTGCGGAGTATGGGGATGATGAAACAGTGCTGGCGTTCTATACCGGTTCTGGAATAGAGAAAATTGAAACATATACAGGCACTAATCTTATGGAGGTAGTGGGGCGTGTTATAAATGCTTCTAATGCTGGGAGCGTTCCTGTCTCTGTGGATAGTATTGGGGTGGGTGCCGGAGTGTATGCACGGTTGACGGAACAGGGCATATATGCTAAGAGGTATATGGCTTCAGAGAGGGCTGTGGACAGTACATACCTAAACAAGAGAGCGGAGTCATATTGGAACCTCCGTGACCGGCTCCAAGAGGGAACTCTGACGCTGCCGGATGACCCAATGCTAAGAGAGGAGTTGCTGTCAATACAATGGGAGCTGAATTCAGCCGGTAAAATCAAAATAGTTGCTAAGGATAAAATCAAGAAAACACTGGGCAGGTCACCGGATAGAGCGGATGCAGTAGCAATGGCTGTATATGAACCTACGGAGCGTATATCACCCAATGATATTGTCTATGCTTGACGACAGGGAATAATTGTGTATAGTATGTGGAGGAGGTTCTATGCGAACACCTATACAATTTGTGCGTGAAATAATCAAAAAACAGATTAGAGCGGAACTGGGTGTTGTGGACACCTTTGGTCAGCCATCTTCAGATGTCTCCACCTCTGATACTATCTCCGGCACTAAGGGGATAAGCGAATACAGAGGGATGCTGCGAGACAGTGAAGTATCAGCGTGCTTGAATATCCGATTGACTGCGATGGTAGCAGGTTATCAAATCACACCGGCTGATGATACACCGGAGGGCAAATTGGCGGCTGATTTAGTCACTGAGATTATAGAGCGGATGAGGGGCTCATTTCTGAGTGTTCTCCGGAGTCAGATGTTGCGTGAGGCACTTATCTCCGGAATGGTAATTGCGGAACCTATACAGCGGATAATAGACACAGACCGGTTTGGATATGTCGTGGGGTTGGAAGCACTGCGAGTTTGTAAGTCAGACGATTTTGCGGATGGTATCCAGATGGACACGAGGGGCAACATATTATCCTTCACCCAGAACATTACCGGAGTAGTGAATACAGTTGAACCGGATGAGGTGGTGTACTATCCGTTCCGCTCCCAGCCGTGGAACCCATATGGTGAGAGCATTCTATATTCTGCATATGACGCTTGGAAACTGAAAGAGATACTATTCAGATTATATGGAGTTTTCAGCAGTGTGAACGCCAGTGGCATCCGCTCAGCTAAGATACCAGATGAACATTATCAGAGGGACAAAGTCGCCACTCTCACTATGTTGAGAGAGATGTCTGAATATGCGAGTGTGGTATTGCCTGCGAGTTATGATATAGATTTGGAGATACCGGCAGGAACCGCCGGCACGCATTTCATTAACGGCATTAGAGAACTTTCAAACAAAGAGATACGCAAAGCAATTCTGTACGATGAGAGTATAAACGCAGAGGGTCAGCACACCGGTTCTTATGCTTCTAAGGTAGTCAGCCAGAAGATAGTATATGAGGCAATGGCGGCAGACGGCTGGGCATACTGCGAGAGCATTGCTGAGCAGTTATTCCGGAGATTGCTTGACTGGAATGGGTTTGCAGAATATCCGGTGCCGAGACTAATCCCAGAACCGTTGTCCAAGAGGGATGCGGATGTGGGAGCGGTTCTCACTTCTCTATCCCAAGCAAAGCAGACCGGATTGCTTACAACAGAAGTGTCGGAGGGAACACAGAAGCAACTCATTCAAAAACTCTTATATCCCACCGGTGTGGACTTTGATATAAGCGAATATAACACCGCTCAGATTGAATTGAATACCAATATAGAGGGTACAATACAAAGATGGCAGGAGCGGCATAAAACCGGTGTTTATGGGCAAACTATAATAGCAGCCGCCGCACCCAAAGGGAGACAGCGTGCTGACATCCGGAAATTGAAGAAACAGGCACTGGAAGAGGAGAAGAGTGCTAAGGATAATTTGCTGGATGTTTGGAAAGAGAATTTGCCTAAACTAATGAAAGCAATAAACAGCGGATTATTTGACAGAAGCGGAAAGTGGAAATCACGAGATTTTGGAACTGTCCGGAAAGCCATAAAAGATAATGTCACCACTGGAGGTTCTAAACTCCGGAAAGTATTAACGGACTCACTAATGAACCGGTGGGAACAGGGCAGAGAGAATGCCCAGAAATTACTGCCGGTAAAGGCAGAGGTGTCCACCACTCCGGTGTTGGTAACTCCGGCAGCGGCACAGCAGATGATGAGCCAGAGGGTATATCTGGCGTTGGAAGAGACTTATGGAAACATAGCCAATGACATCTATTACAGCATTGAGCGTGCTTTAACCGGAGGTATTTCAGAGCGTGAGGCAATGTCGCAGGTTCAGCAGTATCTTTCAGCAGAGGCATTACCGGCAGGGAGGGCAGCCACGATAGTAAACACTAATCTCGCCACCGCATATAACTCCGGCAGGATGTCTTTATTCAATGAATTGTCTGACCCATTTGCGATGAAAACCGGAGGCATAAAAGGGTATCAGTTTTCAGCGGTGATGGACGACAGCACCACCGAGATTTGCCAGATGTATGATGGTAGGTTCTTTCACGTGAATGACCCAGAACTGCCGGAACCTCCTCTGCACTTCAACTGCCGGAGCATTCTGATACCGGTGTTCAGTGACGAGGAACCGTGGGGTGACGGTCAGTGGACTTCATTACAAGAGAGCAAAGAACTGGCCGGCAGGCTGCCGGATAACTTCAGTGGCAAACTCGCACCTGTCCGCAGCGTGCCTCCGGAGATGTTGACAATGGGGCTGCCTCCGGAACAGTTGGAAGCGTTGGAAACTTATATGAACAATACCGGCTATGACATCAATAAATATTTGCGAGGGGATGCTGACAAGATGCAATTTTTGTCTGAGGAGGAGGCAAGAAAAATTGTGTCTTTAATGGACGAAGCAATGCTGTCTGATGCAGGCAATCTGAGTAAAGACACTGTGTTGTATCGTGGAGGTACCACAAAGCATATTGATGGATTGAATATAGATTGGACAAAGGTGAGCGATGATGATATTGCCCAGATACTGAATGATATGAAAGGGAAAATTATTGTTGATGATGCTTTTGTCAGCACCAGCACCAGTGCTGGTGTGGGAGAAGATTTTGCTGCTGAACAAATGTTCAGCAGAATGCCTATCAGCGAATATAATTTGCCACACGCAGACCGGATGGTGACTATGGAAATACGCAGCACATCTACTTCTAACCGTGGATTACATTTGGAAAAATTGTATTCAATAGATGATGTGGATGATATATACAATGAATTTGAGGTGCTGTTAAATAGAGGTTCTCAGTTGATAGTGGAGGATGCTGCGATGGGTACTATAAATTGGGGTATTGGAGAGATGGGGACTACAGACATCAGACCGTGTTTGAAGTTAGTAGTGAGGTTGGTGCAGCAATGAGGCAAAGAGAAGATATAATTGGGAAAGTCAGTCAATGTTCTACTTGTAAGCACTTCAGACAAAACAGCAAGAGGGTACCATTGTTAAGATGCGATGCTTACCCAGAGGGCATCCCACAGGAAATATTGAACAATAGAATAAAGCACAATCAGCATTACAAAGGTGACCACGGTATCTTTTATGAGAAGAGTAAATAATGGAAAGATTAATGAAACAGTGGCTACTTCGTGAGGGTACTTACAGCGGTGCCAACGGACAGTTTAAGGTCACTGCAGAGAACATTAGAGATATTGAATGGTGCATTAACCGGAGGGCATTATTGGGGGTTCCGGTTGCTCTCAAATATACCCACAGGCAGGATGCTGAAGCAATACCGGTTGGCACGATAATCAATGCGATGACAGAGGCAGGAGAATTATATGCTGACCTTGTTTTACTCCACGATGCTGAAACAGATACTGGAGAGGGTTCACGCATCGTAGCCACGCAGGAGCGGATGAGAGAAGCATTGGAACAGCGTACTATGCAACTGTCATTGGAAGGTGGCTACGATGTCACCAATAGTGCTTATTATGGAGACCGGAAATTAACAATGGAAGTGACTGCGTGGGCAATACTGCCGGCTGGAGTTTTACCGGCTGTGCCACCAGAGAAAATAGCAGCCAGCAAAGATGCTGGAGACACTATCACTTTCATAGCATCTAAAGACAATATACAGGGAGGTATAATTGTGGAAGAGAAGTTGGCAGAACTCTTACAGAAGTTGAATGAACTTGATACAAGAGTGAAGGCAATAGAGGAGAGCGGAATGGAAGAGGAGCCGGCAGAAGAGGAGGCACCAGAAGAGGAGGCAAGCACGGAGCCGGAATTGGAGACTGCTGCCACCGATAAGGATGTTGGACCGGAGGTGGAGGCAGGGGATGAACCTGTGTCAGAACCGGAACCGGAACAGCAGACCGGAGTGACGGAACTTCTGAGGCAGGTGCTCACAAAACTATTACCGGCAGAGCGGATGGAATTGGAAAAATCATTAGCAACAGACGGTGCTGGAGCACAGCCAGTTTTGGAAGCAATGAACAGAACATTAAAACCGGTGAGGGCAAAAGCCGGTAAACTGGAAATATCACCGGTGGAAAATACTGGAGATAAAACAGAAGAGATATATGCTGAAATGAACACGGATTGCGACAGGATAATGGCTGAGAAAAATATAACAAAAGCGTCAGCGGTTGATATATGGATGGCAGCCAATCCGGAGAAGCGTAATCAGATAATTGGAGGAAAATAATGGCAGCATTAAATGATGTCAGCAGTAAAGAATTTGAATATGGAATATTCAGTGGCTTTCCCGCTGGTGAGAACTTAGCAAACGGTGCTTACAAGTTTGTTGAAATAGACAGCAGTGAAATCGTCATCACTGGAGCCGGTGAACAGCCGGCAGGCATACTTGTATCCGGTGTAGCAGATGAATCATATTGCGATGTGAAATTCAGCGGTATGTTCATACTCAAGGTTGACGGTTCCGGCACTGCTATCGCAGTGGGAGATTATCTCAAAAGCGATGCAAGTGGCGTTGGGGTTAAAGCGGATACAGACAAGGATTTATATGGAGCAATGGCACTGGAGGCATCAGCCGCTGCTGGTGATTATATCCTTGTTATTCTTACACACGGTTCTGTAAGCACCACATAGGAGAGGAGAAAATAAAATGGCTATAAATTTGACAGATGTCCAACTGACTAATATCGTAACAAAGACGGCTCTATCATATCGCAATGAACTCTATATTTGGGATAAGATAGCACCGGTGATTAACACTACTTCCAGCAACGGATATATTCCAAAGTTTGGCACAAAACATAAGAAACATTTGAACTTCAAAACCGGAGCATATTCACCAGCAACCGCAGTGGATAGTGATGTCAGCACAATATCATTCTCCTGCGAGGTTCATAAGGGTTCTGTATTCATACCGGAGGAGATAGAATTGCAGAGTGATTTGCCTATATCTCTTGTTACTCACGGTATGGAAGATTTGCAGGAAAGTATGCAGATAGAACAGGAACTGGAAGTGGCTGACTGGATGACCACCGGTACTAACTTCACTAACAAGGGAACTCCCGGAACAAAATGGGATGCCGCCAGTGGCGACCCAGCGGCTGATATTACCACGATGAAATCCACCATCCTTACCAGCGTGGGAAGATTGCCAAATGTCTGCGTAGTATCTCCGGATGTATTCCTGTTTCTTCAAGAGTTTGTTGCTGACCAGCGGATGGCCGGTGGCAGCTCTAAACTTGCTGACGGTACGGAGATTGCTAACTGGATGGGTGTGCCTGAAATTCACGTGGGGCTGGCTCAGTACGATAGTGCAGCCAAGCGGAAAGATAGCAGTATGGCTCAAATCTGGGGAACCGGATATTGCTGGATGTTTTACCGCTCACCTGCGAACTCGCAGAATGCTCCATCATTCCAGTACACCGTGCGGAATACTAAGTTGACCAAGACAGCCAAAGAGGTTTTAATTGACCCAGCAGGCACTAAGTTTATTCTGCGTGATTGTCGTGACCGTGTAGCAACTGATGAGACTGCTGGATATCAGAGATACAGCGTGCTTACATAAAACATTAGAGGGGTTGAGTGAATATGAGTTTTGCGAGCATCACTGATTTACAAAACCGGTTGCCTGTATTCAGCAATTCATCTTATACCGATAAGGTGATTTTGAGTACATTATCCGCAGCCAGTCAAGAGATTGAAATGAAGTTAGCGGACACCTATTCAGCACCTATATCTAATACAGCAACCGGAGGGGTGGAACTGACTGCTAATCCGGTTGCTGGTGAAACACTTACAATAGGTTCGCAGGTTTACACTTTTGTCTCTGGAACTCCAACGGCAGAAGATGAGGTCAAAATAGGTTCAACAAAAGAGGACACGGCATTAAATATTCACAGTGCTATCAATAATCTGTCCACAGGAGAATATCACACCAGTACCGGAATTAACACCACTGTGTATTCTCTGCGAGACAGTGCCATAATCACCTTATATGCGAGGAAAGCCGGTGACGAGGGGAATAATACAGGATTGACAACTGACAGTGCTAATATCACTCTTACAGCATTTACCGGAGGCAGCAGAACATTTGAGATTTTAATACTAATGAATTGTTGGAAAGCGGCATCTATACTTATGGCAGGGCAGTCAGTGTCCGCACTCAGCGGCTCCAGTACAGGGAATGCCAGAAGTGATTACGATGATTTACTGGAGAGTGGATACAATTCTATCCGCTCCGGAACTCTAACAGATAGCACCGGAACCGCACTCAGTAAAATATCCGGAGCACCGGTGAGCAGTCCATCCGGTTCTTATCCCATTGCCGATATGAGTGACCCCATAAATTGGGCTCACGATACCACGAGGGATTTTGACAGATGACCACCGATTATGGAGGCACATCACTCCGGTTTACAAACACCTCTAAAGAGGTTCTGCGGAACTGGGCACGATGGGTCAAGGGTGATTATGATGTGGTGGAGCGGAAATGGCTGGTGCGTATGGCTGCGTGGATGCTTCGTGAGGGACTGAAAGCGTTTGATGACCAGAAGCAGGGAGGTGGGGCTGCGTGGGCACCACTGAATGCCAAATATGCGGAGTGGAAACTAGAACACGGAAAGAGCGGATTGGCTAATATTCTGACTGGAGCAATGCGGCGTTCTATCTCGCAGGAGATGAACAGGGGCAGAGGTTTGGTGCGTGTCGGCTCCCCAAAAGAATATTCAATATTCACAGAGGAGGGAACAAAAACCGGTATGCCAGCCAGACCGTTCTTGCCAGCGAAAAACTACGCAGAGGAGCACGCCAGAAGTTTGTTCAATGAACTCTGCCGGAGGTATATGAATTGAGTGTAGATTATAGAGGTATTGGAGCGTCAATAGTGTCGCACTTACAGTCAGAATTATCCGGTGATTATCTCATCACTCAGAATATATCTGAAGCACTATCGCAGACCGCTTACAAAGTAGCAGCGGTGGTGACATTTTCCGGATTGGTATATGACGAGGCAAGAGGGCTGGTGCCGGACACTCCAGCCAGAACCGGAGAATATATCATTGGCGTGATAGCCAGAGGAGAAAGTGACGAGCAGCAAGATGAACTGATAGACACTGCGGTGTCAGAAATAGAGGCGGCGTGTAATGTCCCCAATTCCGGTTATCCTATCTTTGATGAGGAAGATATAGAGTGGGCATATATGAGCACGGTGAGCAAAGTGATAGACACCCAAATGGGAATAACCGCATCAATGAAATTGGTGTGTAGAATAATGGAGGGATAAGATGAGTCAGAAACTAAAATATACAGGCACCATACCGCTGAAAGTAGTGGTGGACGGAAAGCCGGTGCGAATAAAACCGGATGATGAAATCAAAGTACCGGAGCGTGAAGCGAATGCACGGATAGCAGAGGGATTTTGGGAGCAGATTAAACCGGAGAAAACTAAGAAAACAGGAGGCAAATAAATGGCGTATTTTATTGGACAAAATGCGAGGGTGGGTGTTGCTATAAACGCAGAGGTGGACGGCACCACTTTTGGACAGACTGCCGGTTCTTATGAATATCTAAAAATCAAAGCCGGTGGGTTTACCTATGAGCCACGGAACAACAAATCAATTATAGAGGAGTTGGATGTTGACCCCACTGATTATGTGGTAGGTGGATTATACTATACTTGGACACTTACAACAGTGATGTCTTACTCATACAGAGAGAAGTTATATGAACTCATTATGGGTGGTGCGATAACTTCTGCCGGAGCGGCACCGATTACACATACATTTGCACTCGCAGATAAAGTTAAGTTTGGCTCACTGGCAGTAGAATATTCTGACCAGAAAGCGAACAGCGGAGAGATTATCAAAGAGGTATTTGCGAATGCCTGCGTGACAGCAATAAGTATCTCTGAATCACCGGAGGGGAATGCTGAAATGACCGTGTCCGGATTAGCCACTGCGATGACCAGAACTACAAACAATACTCTTTCATCAGTTACAGACACGGAACCGGTTAAATGGAATCACTTTACACCCACTCTGAACGGCACAACAACATACCGGTTGGGTTCCATCGGTTTTGATATTGGAGCATCTTTATCAGAGGGTGATTTTGACCACGCAGCCACCGCTCCGGCAACACTGAACTTTATAGGCAGAAGCGGTGTGCGAGATGTCTCTTGGAAATTTGACATCCGGATGGATGCTGCTGCCTATACACTCACCGGAGATACTACTGCGGAATGGACTGGCGACAATAAATTTGTCTGGAATAACGGCGGTGCCGGTGCGAGTGAGAGGGAACTTTCAATTCAGTTTGGAGACAGTTTCATAGACAGTGCCTCCAGACCTATCGGAGCGTGGGGCAGAGAGACACGGAGCGTTTCAATGAAAGCAACAAACGGCACTACAGATGTACTCGCAGTAGTAATGAAGAACACCCACACTATCGCATAAGGAAAGAGGAGTATAAATGTGGGAACTTCTACAGCGAATAAAATCAGGGAGTTGTCCAGAAGAATAGTCACATTGCCTGTCCTCAATGTGAACATAGAGGTGCGAGCATACAGGGGCATAGATATGCTGAATGCTGGGCTTGCACCTCTTATCAAACACGGCTCTGAGGAGCTGCTCACCGATGAAGAGGCAGACCTGATAATGAAACAGGCAGGGGAAGTATTATGTGCCTGTTCTGTATCTCCCAAAATAGTACCGGAGGGCAGCGAATTATCCGGAGCGGAAACACTTTCAATTTTAGATATTCCAGATGATGATATTGCTTATGCGTTTCAGCAAATAATTGAATTGTCTGACAGCCGTTTTTATGGCACTAATAGAACCGCATACAATCCAGATACTCAACGCCAATTATTTGAGGGACAGAAGCGGATAGCATTATACATAGACACCATTGCTCAGAGGTATGGAATATCACCGCTGGAAATAGAGCGGTGGACTGATTCAGAACTGGGGAGGGTACTCGCAATTATAGAAGTATCTGAAGCAGAGAAGAGGAGGCAAACCGATGGCTCAAAATAGAGTGGAATTGATAGCTACACTGCGAGATAATCTGAGTGGGCCACTTCGCAGAACTGGACAGGGCTTACAGCGGTTTGGAAGGACTGCGAGAAATGCCGCAATAGCAATTACCGCTGTAGCAACAGCCACCTTATTAGCAGCCAAGAAACTGGCTGATTATGGTGCTTCAATATACGATATGTCGGATGCTACTGGAATTGGAATACAGGCACTGCAGGGGCTGTCTTATGGAATAGAGCAGGCAGGAGGTTCAACACGGAACTTATCAATGGCATTGCGTACACAGGCACGGTTTGTAGGGTACTTAGAACAGGGTATGAAAACATACACGCAATACCTCCCAGATTTGGGACTGGCGTATGAGGACTTAGAAGCCAAATCACCGGAGGAGACTTTTCATATTTTAGCAGAGGCACTGGCAGGGGTTCAGGATGAAGTACGCAGAACAGAAATTGGAATGGTAATGTTTGGCGGCAGGGGGATGTCCTCTATACTCGCAGCACTGGAACAATTTGATGGTTCTCTCCGGAATGCCCAAGGACAGTTTGAAGAATTTGGACACGCATTATCTGACGAGCAGGTGGGAAAATTAAAGACATATGCGGATGCGATGACTGATGTATCCTTTGCCCTCAAAGGTTTTGCGGCTGATGCTTTGGTGCCGATATTAGAGCCATTGATGGGTGTGATGGATGTAATGATGGATATGGCAGAGAAAACTCTGCCACAACTCGCACCGATATTAGAAGCGGTGACAATACTATTTGGGCATATGGCAGAGGGCTTATTGGAAGCAGATTTTACCGGAAATATCGTGGATACAGTGCTCAATTTATTTAATGCTTTATTACCGGTTATTGAAACTGTTTTGGATGCTATAGAACCGCTGACAGCGGAGTTTGGGAACCTTGTCACCGTTCTGGCTGATGTACTGGTTCCGGTGCTTGAAATGGTTACTCCGGCAATAACACCGATTATAGAAATAATGGCGGACTTTATAGCAGTGGTAATGTACGCAGCAACTGGCCCACTTACACTACTCTCTGAAGCATTAGAGGGAGTGGTGAATTGGATGTATCCTGCCAAAGCGGCTTTGGAGGAGTTAGCAGAGGCAGAAGCAACAGCCACGACAGAGGCAGAAAACCTTGCTGACTCGTGGGCAGAAGCCATAGGGGATGGTGCCGATTTTTCCACCGCAATAGCAGATATAACCGCAAAGGTTTATGCGAATGCTCTGGCGTTTGGAGCACAGTCAACAGCGACTATAGCAGCCAAAGCAGCGTATGAGGATTTGATAGCAGCGGTGTATGGTTCTGCTTTAGAGGAGATGCAACAAAATCAAATAAACTTAACACTACAATATCTGAATGGTGAAATCACTTTAGCAGAGGCAAGAGAGCGTGGTGCTATACTCACATCAGTGTATGGTGACGAGGTGGGCGAGTTAAACGAGGCACTGGCTGACGAGATAGAACATCAAGAGCGATTGGAAGATTTGATAACTGCTATGCCGGAACCTGTGCTGGAAGATTTTATTGACCCGACTTGGGGTGCTGATGTAGAAGATTTTGAGCGTCATTTACAGGAGTATAATGACACGCTGGACGCATATAATTTTCTGCTCGAACTAAGCCACGAGAGGCAAATGGATTTAGCAGAGGGGCTGGAGTATGCCGATGGTATACTTGATGATGCTCTAATCGGTCAGAGAACATTGGGTGAGAACTTAAAATTAGCAGTCACTGAGGGCTGGATGACCGGAGCGGATGCGGTACAGCAATACTCTGATGCAATAGACACTAATCTAAAAGCCGGCTGGACTTGGGGACAGTCCACAGAAGATTTGGCGAATAGTGAGGAGCAATATCAACAGACTAAAGATGCTCTGGTGGAGAGTTTTGCCTCAGAACTTCTGGCGATAAATGCAGCCACGGAGGGTGCTGAAGAGTATGGCGTATCAGTAGGAGGGGTAATCACAACCGTTGCTACACTTATAGAAGTACAGGCAGCATTGCGAGAAGAGATACAGAGCAGGCAAGAGGCACGGCTGGAGGGTGTGGATGCAATCAATGCGGAATATGATGCTGAAATAGAGCGGTTAAATGAACTGGCTGAAGCATATACAGGACTTGAAGAATTACAGTTGGCAATAGATGAAACAGAAGCGGACAGACAGCAGGCGTTACACGATTTGGAAATGGCTAATATAGAAGAGGCACGACAGGCAAAAATAACTTCCTATCAGGAACAGGAGGCACTGGAAGATAGGATTGCCCAGAAACAGCAGCGGTTACACGATAAAAATATGAGTGTCGTGGGAGATATGGCGAGTATCTTTGACCAGTTTGGCGTTGGAGTTTCAACCGCATTAACAGAGGGTGAAGAGGGTGTTGACCGTTGGGCTGATAATCTGATTAAGCAGTTAGTGCGAGTAGTGTCTCAGAAAGTATTTTTGATGGTGCTGAATATATTTTCCGGAGGTGTGTTGGGTGCCGGCGGTTCTCTGTTTGGGAACCTGTTTTCAGCCGCTGGCAAAGGCAAGCAGGGTGGTGGTATAATCCGGCACGCACAGGGCGGTGAATATGTCCCAGATACCGGAGCATATGGAGACAGGCATTTATATCTTCTGGAGCGTGGTGAGCGTGTTATTCCAAGAGAGCAGGTGTTGGCTGAGCAGACCGGTTCCGGTTCCGGAGGTATCGTGAATATACAGATGAATTACAGACCGTTATTTGGGTCAGCCAGTCAAGCGGAAATGACACAGGCTGGCAGGCAGATTATACAGGTTCTAAGACAGCAGGGAGTGACCATTGGATAAATATACACAGGCATCCTCATTAACCTGCGATATAGTGACGGAGGTGGGAACACAGCCACGAATATTTCAGCGGTTAAACCGGCTGCCGATACCGGTGGTGGAGTTATCTCCAAATGAGGAGCGGTTGGAATTGGCGAATGGGAATGTTGAAGTGTTCCGATTGGGTGAAGACAGGAGAACAATAAAACTGGGAGTGACTAAGTTATCCGCTGAAAATGTCCGGATATTAGAGGAGGTGCGGCGGCGTGGACTGCGTATATACATTTATCCGCATATATCCGGCTCTATACAGGCATATTATCCGTTGTGTATAGGTTATGGTGGGGATAGCAAAAACCTGTCATATAATGGCTCTATAGATGCGAATACTGTGGTGTATATTCCGGAGGCAGACGCAGGAGCCGGCTGGTATCTGAAAGAGTATGATTATGAGACCGGAATATTCAGCAATAATATTCCCACGGCGGCAGGAACCTCTGCTGAATTAACTCTTGGAAGAGGGGCATTATTATTGCGTCCACGAGAAAACTCAGTGGACAATTCTCTGCTGGGTGATGTTACCTCCGGAGTGCCGGCAGATTGGGATTACACTGAACCGGCTTCACCGCCAACAACCGGAGGTGTAATCACTTCTGGCTGGATGGGTGTTCCGGCGGTGTGGACATCAGACCGGCATTTTCAGTGGAGGAGTGATTTGATGACCTGTCCACCGGCTGGTAAATATATGGCTTTCTCTTATGGCTGGCGGTGTGATGGAAGTATAGAAGTGGCACTCAATTTTGTAGGTGTCTCCACTACTACATTTACACATACAGCCGGTTCCGGATATGAACATCAAGAGGTGGAGGTGCCGGCAGGTGCCTGTCTTGGCATAAGATTAGAGGTGAACATCACCGCTGGGAGTGCTACATATGGTGAATTCACCGCTCCGCAATTAGTGAAAAGTGATACAGAGGACATCAAATATTATCCAGCATTTATGGGCTCCAGTGGTACAGGTACAACCGGTGAAATAGATGACACTGATTTAGAGGGCACCGGTACTTTTGGAGCGGATTTATACCATTCAGAAGTGGCTGTTGAAAATGATACAGCGGTGATGATATCCGGACTGGTGGCACCTCTATATCCGGTGAATACTGACGACAGGGTGAGACCTGTTTTCACGCTCCGGAATAACAACACCGGTAATGATGTAATGCTTGCTATATTAGAGGGCAGTACTTCCACAAAAATAACAGTCTATCAGAACAATGTATTAAAGGCAGAGGGGAACTTCACGCATACTTTGGGCAGCGAGTATGTGGCGGCTCTGGTGGTGGGTTTTAATAACGGAACATATACTGTATCCGGTTCCATAAGAGAGGTTGGAGGTACCAGTACAACCACCTGTACAGCCACTGCTGGATTGGAACCGCTCTGCCATTTTAATATGGTGACTATTGGAACAGAATATGGAAGTGAAGAGACAGCCAACGGCATAATTTCAGAGGTGGTAATATCCGCAGCGGATTGGGATGAGACCTCCACAGCAATGGAGCGGTTATCTGACACGGATAATCTGGATATGTACCGGATGACCAGAGGGAGATTGTTTTCCATTATTCCGCAGTTATCTCCATCACCGTGGGAAAGAAAGTATTGGGATGGTAGGATTGTATGCGAACAGGTGAAGGTATTATAAATGCCCACTAAATCACCGGCACGGAATACATACCAAATTGACCTCCGGTATGCTCTTTCATTTCAGACACAACTGGGTGGAAAGATATTTACGGAGGGTGAGGGGCTGGTGGTGTCCTCTAATGCCCAAGAGACCTCTGGTGAAGTAGCCAGAACCGCACTGCAATTTGAGACAGCGGCTCCAGACTGGGTGACCGCAGGAACCTCCGCTGAAATAGATTGCCTATTATTTGTGTGCGTGAAGAACCTTGCCACCGATGGCGGTAATGCTTATGAGATAGCCAAAATAAATGACCCGTGGAACACCTCTTATACACAGGCACAGATGATGGCGTTAACACTGGGAGCGTGGCAGAGCGGTATATCATTACTGCCAATCCGGAGAGCAAACTGGTGCTGTTTTGATATGTCCGGATTGGACAGCGAATATCTCCGGAACACTAATGGGCTGATGATAAGGGCACGCACCGGAGGTAATCACCGGAGAAGCGTGCATATACTCCACTCTCCAGCACCCACCGGCAGAGCGTATTTACAGTACAGTTTCAGTGACACTGAGGAGGCAGATGCTACAGTGAGACCGGAACTGACGACAGAGGAGTATAACCGGCTGGGAAACAGCACCAGCACTTACACAATAGATGCTACCATAAAGCGTTCTGTAATGTTACCGGCAGAGGATGATATTTCACTGGAGCCGGCGGCAGGCACTTCTCTATCATCCGTGCTGTCCAGAAAATCACAGTGGCCAGAGAGTTGGAAAATGGATTATGGTTCCAGAGGTTCTTTAGTGCTGTCCAGAGAAGATACTGACATTCAAGATTACAGAGGAGAATTATTGGAGGTATCTTTCACCCAGATGTATCAATCAGAAGAGCCGGCGGTGATTGCTAAGGAACTCGCAATAATTGGAGAAGCAGACCGGCTCCGGAACCGGCAGGAAATTTCATTAGAATGTCCTTTGAAGCAGGCATTAAACCGCATCCCAGATTATCGTGATAACATTATGGGATTTGAGAATGTGGAGATAGATGGAGAACCTTCACCGTGGGTGCTTATTGACCAGTTAGTAAATGGCGGCGGTTTGAGGTGGCAGCGGTTCCGGTATAATGATATTGTCTGGATAATGAACCGGCTGGGAACTGTATGGCCAGAGGTGACCTATACCACTGCTGAAATAGAGGATGAAACTATATCAACACTTATACAGGGCAATGGTATTAGGCACGCATTAGGTATCACGAGAGGGGTGGACGATGCTATTGTATTGTGGCACCCAGCGGTGTACAGACCGTCAATGAAAGTATGGGCATTGAATATGGATGATACCTCTGATAGCAAATTCCGGAAAGACAGACCGCTGGACAGATACAATCGTGTCACCATAGAGGGCACCGGAGGATTACACGGCAATCACTTCTCCACCGGTGATTTACCGGTATCAGAGGACGAAGTGGACAGGGTGTATGAAACCGGTGCGATTAGAGGGGTGGAGTTTAATGACTATGAATTGGCAAGGGATGGGATTGCCGCTCAACTCGCACAGCGGTTAACAGGTTCAAGGTACCGGCTCCAAGTGACCGTGGGGATGAGGGCGGCTGCTTGGGAGTGCGGTGACCAGATAAGAGTGACCGCTGACTGCTACGATTTGGATGAAACTGTATTTTTGATAACAGAGATAAATGGTGACCCAACCGCTGGAAAATACGAAGTGGAATTGTTACACTATCCGGACAATATAGGCATCCACTCCACTTTTGAAGATACTGGTGTTCAAGGTATCTGGCGATGGGAGAAGTGGACAAATCTGGGAGTGTGGAATGGTGAGGATAATTCGTGGCTGGGCTCCGGAGGTACTTGGACACTGAGCGGCGGTATGAATAGTATTATTCACGCAGACTGGCGTGGGGCATTGCTGGGGTATTCAAATGAGGTGGACTGTGTGGAGGCACCGGTGGCGTTTGCACCCACGAGTGCCTCAGCGAATGACTGTGACCTCGTGGATTTCATAGTGGGTATAATCGGTGAGCAGGACACTGACCCCACGATGTTTCTGAATCAAGATATTTTATACAATCCGCTCTTTAGATTTGGGAAAGCCGGCTCAGATGAGGCAGTGGTGTTTGGAATAAAGAGACCGGAACAGGTGTGGACAGTGCCGCCGTTAACAAGACACTCCTGCGTGGAAAATCAACTGTATGTGGGGCATACTCTGGACTGGAAAGCGGTAACAGTTACTTGGGAAGATATAGTATTAATGCCGGCTGGCATTGGTACTCCGTGGACTGGAGATATAAGTGATACACTTAGAGATTATGCTGTGGGTTTACAGTGGATGAATAATACACTCCGGTTCTATTTCAATCAGACACTCATTGGAGATATAACCGTGTCCAAATCTGGATTTAATGAGGCATTTATAACAACACCAACTTATAGTGAGCATATGGTGGGCTGCCTCCGGTGGCTACTCCGGAGTGACGGCGAATATTTTCCGGCAGAACAGTTGATGGGCAAAAATGGAATTGATGAATACTATCCTTAGAGGAGGTGAGTGATGACTAAAGGTGAGAGAAACATTATGGCAAGAATACAGATGTTAGAGGCAGTATTGACATCGCAGGGTAATCAGATAGTGTCTCTGAAGAGACAGATGACTACACTGAAAAAACAACTGAAGAAAGAGAAGAGTAAATGACAGCATCTATCATCGGGGCGGTATCAGCCGCCATTGCTTTCTTTGGGCTGGCATTGAGTATGCTTAACCTTGCTCATAAGCAGGGAAAACTACTGGGCAAGATAGAACAGCAGGTGGAGCATAACGCTGATGACATAGACCTGCTATGGCAGAATCAGCGTGAACAGGATGCTGATATTGATACCGTGGAAACAGATTTGATTACGCTGAAAACATTAACCGGAGAAATGGCAAAGAATGTGAAGGAACTCCACGACCATTTTCTGCGAGAGGGATTAAAAAAATGATACAGTGGATGAGGAAAGCGTGGAGTAAACGGCTGACAGTAGTGGGCATAACTATGGTGGTGTGGCTGATACTACTATTCACGGATGCAGAGACCGCTGTGGCTGTGGCTCCATTTCAATATGCTCTTCTGGTGGCTTATTGCGGTTTTGAGAGTTGGAGACCGCATAATGAATAGACTTGACCCACAGAAAGTGAAATACATAGTTATCCACCATTCAGAGAGCACTGGTGGCAGCACTGATTTTATCCGTTATCTCCACGTGGACAGGAATGGGTGGAGTGATATCGGTTATCATTATATCATTACCAACGGCAGAAAGAATGGAAACTGGAAAGCCGGTGAAGATGGTGAAATACATATCGGCAGGGATATCAAGTATATGGGTGCACAAGCCAGAGGGCATAATCACGAGAGCGTTGGCATTTGTCTAATAGGTTCATTCAAAGAGGAGATACCAACCGGCAGGCAAATGGGAGCGTTGATTGACCTGTGTTCACGGCTCTGTTACGATTATGAATTGCCAGTGGCTGCTATCTTGGGGCATAAGGATATGCCCAAGTGTAATACAGACTGTCCGGAATATAATTTGTACCGTGCTTTGCCTTATATCCGGAGGGTAGTGGAATTCAATTTATGGCTCCGAAAAATACAAACAAAATAGAGTGGAAATTCAATGTATCACTCTGGGCGGTTCTGGGAGCCGTATTGTTGGTAGTATGGCTGATAATACCCCATAAGTGCGATATAACGCCAAAACAGCCCAATCGCAAGGATTTATATTCACCCAAACAAGAACTCTTGATAAGCACCACCGGAGACACTGTAATAATCGCACCGCAGGAACCGGACATCATCATTCACGGCTCCGGAGAGTATTCACCGGACACGATAATCTCACCAGAAGATACAATTTCAGTTGAGGTTTATGTCTCTGTAGGAGATAATGAGCCACCGGAGGTTGTTTTGGAAATTGATTCAATTCCGGTTGAAATTACCGGAGTGGAATGGTATTCACGAGAAGTACCGGAGCGGAATTGGCAGGTGATTTTCAGCATTACAAACTCTGAAATTGACCGCTTTGGAGCCGGTGTTGCGTACCGGTTCGCAGAAATATCTGAGGTGAATTTGTCAATATCCGGCACTGTGGGATTGACCGGAAAATGGATTTCACCGGAACTGCGAATGAGTAAAAATGTCTGGAGTGGAGTTGCGATTGGAGCCGGATTTGGATACAGATTTGGCAGTGAAAATGCACCTCACTTTTCAGCAAATATCTCATTAGAATTGTGAAAAATCCGGTACTAAAAAACACTAATAAAACGCCGTTCGCACACTAAAATTAAAACTATTTTTGGCAAAAGTGGAGAGAAGTGGTGTATAGCCACCATTCATATGGGTTTTAGTAAAATCTGAACAGCGTTTTATTAGCGTTTTAATATAGTGGAAATTGGAGAAACACATCATATGCCAATCTTTGTGAGTGGGTGAATAGATTTTGTTTCACTTATGGGGTTGAACCGCACTATCGCCATAAAAAATGGGTTTATGAGCATTCTGGGGTACTTCCAAAAATCGCAGATTTGCTTCTGAACGGTTGATTTATTATCGTGGGTATAGGTGGGATTAATGACAGTTTTCACTCCGGAGGTAGTGGAGGAAAATTAGCATAATTTCAGCAATGCTCCAGCAATGCTTCAGCAATGCTCCAGCACAATTTTAGCAATGGTGGGGAGATTAGATTAGATTAGAGGAGATAAGAGGAGAGGAGATTAGAACCGGTATAAGAACCGGAGGAGAGAGGTGTGTGTGATTATCCGGAGTGAGAATGATTTACAGAATGAGGTGGCACGGCTATTAGATACATTGAACCTATTATGGTGTCACTGTCCAAATGAGGGAAAGCGGTCACCAAGAGCAGGGGCACGATTAAAGAGAGCAGGACTGAAGAGAGGGGTGCCGGATGTTCTGATATTCCAGCCGCTCATCGCAATAGAATTGAAGTATGGAAAGAACCGGATAACCCCAGAGCAAAAACAGTGGCTCACCAGACTGTCCGGAGCCGGCTGGAAAACAGCAGTATGCCGGAGCGTACCGGAGGTGCTGGAAGTGCTGAAATCTGCTGGCGTAATTTCAAAGACGGAAAAGCCAACCGAGTAAACAGCCGGCAAAAAAATAACAAAACACGAGGGTGGTGTATAGCCACTATCTGAAAGGGGGCTTGACATTATATATGTCCTCGTGTTATGTTACTATTTGAAAGGAACATACACAAACAGAGGAGGAAACAATGAACAAGGACAAAGGCAGAATTGAATATCCAGTCTCCACAAAATACCGGAGTGAATGGACTGAGTGGGATGCGGTGAGAGAACTCACACAGAATGCTATTGACGCTGGTGGCGTGGAGTGGAGTTATGATGCGGAAACAAAAGTACAGAAAATCAGAGACAAAGGCAGAGGCATAGAACTGAGGCACCTGCTCATCGGTGAGAGCAGCAAAGACGGTATTACCTCCGTGGGCAAATTTGGTGAGGGTATGAAATTTGCTTTTCTCACTCTTCTCAGAGAGGGAAAGTCAGTCACAGTTTACACCAACAAACTCAAATTGGAACCGGAACTGAAAGAAATGTTTGACACTCAAATTCTGGTAATCAAGTATTCACCGCTGGCCAACCGGTATAATGGAACTAAAATCATCATTAAAGGAATAGAGAAAAATTACAGAATAAACTTTCTGGGATTTTCTAATTACCATAACTTCAGACAGCGGTATCTCATCACAGGCAAAGCCGGCAATGACCGTGTGGATTATTCCGGTTGTATTTTCATCAAGGGAATATTCACCTGTCGGATTGATTCACCGGTGGGATACAATCTGAATATAGAGCGTGCCAACCCCATAACTGGAGAAGTTTCAGAGACTGCTATTGAGCACCAGATATACCGGATAATGTTGAGCAGATATGATGCTGGCGATGACCACTTGTTCATTGACCGGCTGATTGAGGCAGCGGCAGAAAACAGAGAGACTTTTGAGAACAAAATCAGATATATGGATTGGGAATATAAGCACCCCAGAACTTGGTTGAACCGGCTGACCAAATATTATGATACTAAGAAAATCTGCGTGGCCACCGGAGGTGACGCAACTGTCAGAGCGGAATACAACAGATACAAAGTCATCCAGACAGAAGTGGAGTGGCTGAAAGCTGCTCTGCCAAAAGACACTGACTGTGTATCTTATGAGGCGGCAGACCGCCGGATTGCTAAGGATACATTAACACTGGCAGAGCGCAAGAACCTCCAGTGGAGCAGGGAAATTATAGAAGCGGTAATTGGAAGAAAAATTAAGGATGTAAGAGTGACGGAATTTGATGAGGGGACAACCTGCGGAGCGGCTGTATATCAGAAGTATATCAAGGTCAGTAATAAAATACTCCAGAGCCGGAAACAGACGCTGTCCACGATGATGCACGAGACAATCCACTATCATCTTGGCTATCACGATTGCTCCAGTCAGTTTCAGTCCGCTCTGGGTGATTTGGCTGTGGACATTGCGATGTTCCTTATATCTCCGGAAACAAAGGGAGGTGAATAAGTGTTGCGAGAGACCGGAGGGAACATAATGAATAGAAATATATGGGGATATACCCAAAGACAGCAGAGGAGGTGTTTATGGGGTGTTAATCGGTGCGAGAGCAGAGAGCGTAATAATACTCAAAACAGAGGAGAGCTGAAATGACAAAGCAGGAGAAGAGAGCAGAAGAGAGCAGTAAATATGGAAAGAAAAAATCACTCCAGAGAAGCAATGATGGCAGCAATGGAGCGGATAAAGAGAAATCATAAAAAACTCCGGTACGCAAAGGATAAAATGGACACCTTGAACAAACACTCATTGAGAATAACTTTGGAAACTATGGAGGATATTCTGGCAATGATTGACAAAGACGAAAATATTTTGAGTGTCTATAAATGGATGCTTGGAGAGGAGGAGTAATGGAACAGATGCGACAGATATGGATAGGTGATGGTGTGAATATAGATATAGCACTAAACAGTGACGACACTGGAGAATTGCGAGCCCATAAGCAAGGGGCAACAGATGTAATAAAGATGAGTGAACCGGATATGCGGAGTGTGCAGAGGTTCTTTAATAGGATGGATAGAAGTTTAGAGGAGTTTACAAAAATAAAGGAGGGTCAATAATGGCTGCATTTAGAGGGATTGTAAAGGGTAACAGAGGAGAAGCCAGCCGGTGCGGCTCAGCCAAGAGCGGATTGGTAGTGGAGGCGGCCAGTTGGGATGGCAAGGTGGTGGTGTCTATCTGGAAAGATAAGAGTGCCGGAGGAGATATGTGTCTCATCGAACTCCGTCCACATCACGGACACGGTATCAGTCACACTATTTACAGAGGTAGAATAGATGGAAAGCCGGAACTGGTATATGAGAGAGAAGAGGAGAGTGGATAATGTTGATGTTGCGATATTTATGGATGACGATTTGCGGATATAAACTGAAGAAAAATCCAGCCATATCATACAATGGATACCGGCTGGGAATAACCGGAGCGGCGTGGGTGAAGAATAGCAAGAGAGGGATACACATTGTTCACGCTGAATAG